CAGGTTTCCGGCGATGCGCTGGTGTACGACAATGCGCGGGTGTACGGCAATGCGTGGGTGTACGGAGATGCACAGGTTTCCGGCAATGCGCGGGTGTACGGCAATGCGTGGGTGTACGGCGATGCGCTGGTGTACGGAGATGCGCGGGTGTACGGCAATGCGCGGGTGTACGACAATGCGCTGGTGTACGACAATGCGTGGGTGTACGGCAATGCACAGGTTTCCGGAGATGCACAGGTTTCCGGCGATGCGCTGGTGTACGGCAATGCGCGGGTGTACGGCAATGCGCTGGTGTGCGGCGATGCGCTGGTGTACGACAATGCGTGGGTGTACGGCAATGCGCGGGTGTACGGCAATGCGCTGGTGTGCGGCGATGCGCGGGTGTGCGGAGATGCGCGGGTGTGCGGCAATGGGGACTATGCATACGCTCACGGTTTCGGATCTGTCAACCGTACAACGACCTTCTTCCGTCTCAAAGATGGTGGCGTGGGTGTACGGTGCGGATGCTTCTACGGGACGCTTGCACAGTTCCGGGATAAGATCCGGGAGACACATGGAGAAACAAAGAAGGCACAAGAATATTTAATGTTAGCGGACTTAATGAAACTTAGATTTGAAAAATAGCAAAATACTTTAAATGATGAAAGAAGAACTCTGTAAAAGTTTACAGAACAAAAGAGCGCCCATAAATGAGGCGGCAACCTCAGGGCGCATAGTTAAAAAAATCATTTTTATTTTAGACGGAAAAGAGGGATTTGTAAAGATATGGCAGCAACAAGTTTTGAAATTAAAGAAACCATCCTTTCTCTTCCGAAGAAGAGTGAGACGGATGTTTATCACACAGAATTAAATATCGTCAGTTGGTTTGGGAAAGAACCAAAGCTGGATATTCGTGGGTGGTCCGATGACCACGAGAAGATGACAAAAGGAATCAGCCTCACGGAGGATGAGTTCGTAAAAATTGCCCGTGCAGGGTTAGAAAAATTAGGAGGGAAATAATTATGCAGATTATATTTAATAGTTACGAAGAAATGATGGATTTTATGGAAAAAATTCAGGGGCGTGCGTCGGCAAAGGAAGAGAAGGCAGTTACAACCGCGGAAGAGATGAAACAGCATAGTGTTTCAGAAAGTTGTCAAAGCACTCCTGTATCAGCACCGGTACAGAATGTGCCGTCCGTATCCATGCCGGTTGCTCCGACTGTACCTGTACAGACTGCAGTTCCAACTAGTCGGCACGAGTATACGCGGGATGATTTGGCGCGGGCAGCGATGACTCTGATGGATAAGGGGGGTATGGTTCAACTACAGCAACTGCTTACAAGCTATGGATGTGAGACGTTACAGCAACTTACGGAGGATCAGTTCGGTAGTTTCGCGACATCACTTCGGGGAATGGGGGCGCAGATCTGATGGGACATGATGAAAGAGATCACGCACTCTTAAGTGCATCCAGCGCACATCGATGGCTCAAATGTACGAAGAGTGCTCGATTGGAAGAACAGTTTCCGGATACTACCTCGGAAGCGGCAAAGGAAGGTACACTGGCACATGAACTTGCTGAACTGAAGGTGCGGAATTATTTTAATCCCGGGGACGTTTCCAAACGTAAACTCACCTTTGCAATCAAAAAATTTAAAGAAGATCCTCTGTGGGATGACGAGATGTTGATACATACAGATACTTATATCGATTATATCCGGGATGTATCTATCAAGCTTCCGGCAACTCCGTTTGTAGAAGTGGAGAAACGGGTCGATTTCAGTGATTATGTTCCGGAAGGATTCGGAACTGCAGACTGTATTATGATCCAGGGGAACACTCTGTTCGTAATTGATTTCAAATATGGAAAAGGTGTTCCTGTTTCCGCCGAAGAGAATCCGCAAATGATGTTGTATGCGCTGGGTGCGTATGAAGCATGTAAGATTCTTTATCCGATTGAGCGGATTCGCTTAGGAATTGTACAGCCCCGCCTTCCGGATGGAATTTCGGAATGGGAGTGTACATTGGAAGAGCTCCTGCAATTTGGGGCTTATGCAAAAGAGCGCGCGACACTTGCATTTGCGGGAGAAGGAGAGTTCGCACCTGGAGAAAAGACCTGTAAGTTCTGCCGGGCAAAGAAACAATGCCGCGCACGATCTGACCACAATGTGAAGATGGCGTTCAATTTAGGAGAGCTGCCACCACTGATTACAAAGGAGGAAGCCGGACAACGTCTTTTGGCAATGAGGGACGTAGTTGCATATCAGAAAGACCTGCAGGAGTGGGCGCTGTCTGAATGTCTCGCCGGGAATGAAGTTCCCGGATGGAAGGCAGTGGAAGGAAGACGATCCCGCGACTGGACGGACATGGATGCCGCTTTTGAAAAATTAACTAAGAGCGGTGTTGTGGCAGAAGAAATCCTTTGGGAGAAAAAGCCGCTGACACTGGCACAGGTGGAAAAGACAATCGGAAAGAAAGATTTTGCAGATGCTGTGGGAGAGTTTGTGACCCAGAAACCGGGGAAACCGACACTAGTAGAAGCATCTGATAAGAGACATGCAATTACAAATAAAGTAACCGCACAGGAAGCATTTAAGGAGGAAAATTGAAATGGGAATCGGAGAAGCAACGAACGTAACAACAGAAAAAGCAAGATTAAGTTATGTACATTTATTTAAGCCTTATGCTGCAATGCAGGGGCAGGAAGAAAAATTCAGTGTAACTGTACTGATCCCGAAGACGGATGTGGAAACAATGGCCCGGATCAATGCAGCGATTGAAGCCGCGAAACAAAAGGGGATTACAGAAAAATGGAATGGGGCGTGCCCTCCAATCGTACCGACTCCGGTTTACGATGGAGATGGAGTCCGGCCAAGTGACGGCATGCCGTTCGGAGAAGAATGTAAAGGTCATTGGGTGTTTACCGCAAGTGCGAAGGTAGATTATCCACCGGAAGTAGTGGATAAGATGGGAAATCCGATCATCAATCAGTCAGAAGTGTACAGCGGAATGTACGGACGAGTGAACGTGAATTTCTTCCCTTACTCATTTGGAGGGAAGAAAGGAATTGGATGTGGACTGGGTCCGGTTCAGAAGTTGGAAGATGGGGAAACCCTGTCAGGGGGACACGTATCCGCTGCACAGGCGTTCGGAGCGCCACAGCCGGCATCAGCAACACATCCACAAAATGGGGGAGTTCAGATCAATCCTATCACAGGACTTCCGATGTAATTTTTTGCGGAGTCGAAAGACTCCGCATGTTTAAAAGGAGAAGATACGGATGAGGCATCATCTATCGATAGATATAGAGACAAAAAGCAGCATAGATATTGGAAAAGCTGGATTATATAAATATGCACAGTCTCCGGATTTTGCAATCCTTTTATTTGCCTACAAATGGGATGATGATCCGGTTCAGATTGTGGATCTTGCTACAGGTGAATTGATTCCGGACTGGATACTGGACGAGCTTGTAGATCCGGATACGATCAAACACGCATATAACGCAGCCTTTGAATGGTACTGTTTAAATCGCGCTGGATATATGACTCCTTTGGAGCAGTGGCGATGTACTATGATGCATGGTCTGTACTGCGGATATACAGCAGGTCTGGACGCAACCGGAAAAGCAATCGGACTGCCGCAGGATAAGCGGAAGTTGACAACAGGAAAAGCACTGATCCGATATTTTTGTGTACCATGTAAACCGACAAAGACGAACGGGAACAGATCATGGAACTTGCCAAAACATGCGCCTGAAAAATGGGTGCTTTTTAAAGATTACTGCAAGCAGGACGTAATAACAGAGTACGAGATTTTGAAACGGTCGGAGCAGTATCCAGTTCCGGAAGAGGAAGAGCTCTTATGGCAGATGGATATTCGGATGAATGCGTACGGAGTTCGTGTGGATGAGGAGCTGATCAACGGGGCTCTGGCTATCGACGCGATCAGCAGTGAAAACCTGACGATGGAAGCTATTGATATTACCGGACTTGGAAATCCGAACAGTGAAATATGATTATATGCCAATCTTTACCGGTCCGCAGGGAATCGGAAAGAGTACGTTCCTGCGGATACTGGGAAAAGACTGGTTTTCCGATTCCCTGACTAGTTTTGAGGGGAAAGAGGCCGCAGAACTTATACAGGGAACGTGGATCAATGAGGTGGGGGAGTTGACTGCCATGACAAAGCAGGAGACCAATGCGGTCAAGCAGTTTTTAAGTAAGACAGACGATATCTACCGTGCCGCCTATGGGCGCAGAACGAACAAATATCCGCGCCGCTGCGTCTTCTTCGGAACGAGCAACGAAGAAGAGTTTTTAAAGGACATGACGGGAAACAGACGGTTCTGGCCAGTGGATGTGGGCGTGCACCCGGAAAAGAAGTCCGTGTGGCAGGATCTGCCGCAGGAAGTGGATCAGATCTGGGCGGAAGCGTACACCTATTGGATTCTTGGAGAACCTTTGTATATGACCAAGGAAGAAGAACAGCTGGCGGAAGAGATGCAGGAGAGCCACAGAGAGGCATCCGGAAAGGAAGGGCTGATCCGTGAATTTTTGGAACGGTTGATTCCTACAAACTGGAATCAATTAAGTCTGTCTTCAAGACGGCAGTACTTCGCCGGTAATTTGCGTCTCCCGGAAGGAACAGAGCTTGTAAAACGAGATAAGGTGTGTGCAATAGAGGTGTGGACAGAATGCTTTAATGGAGAAGTACGGTTTATGAAAAAAACAGACAGCATGGAAATCAACAGTATATTGGCATCCATGAAAGGATGGAAGAGGAATAAAAATGTAAGGCGATATGGTCCGCACGGAGTTCAGAAAGGATTTGAAAGGGTGTAAACGTTATGCGTATACCATACGAAAAAATGCGGTTTACGGAGAAAAATAGCGATGTAAACCGAGTAAACGGTAAATTTTTAAAAGTTTACGTACTTAGTTGTCAGGAAAACCCAGTAAATGCAAAGGTTTTTAAGTATATGTAAACTATGTAAACCAACTTTCTATAGTAATGAAAAAATATATAGGTTAGGTAAATATACCTGTTGTACCTAATGTACCTAAATTACCTAATTAAGATATCTCATTACATATTATAGGGAAGTTGGTTGCGGCAAGCCGGAAAGGGGTGGATATTCTTGAGAAGAAATTTAAAAGGTGTTCGTTCCGAAAAAACAGAAGAAAGTGAGAAAGAAAAATGCTTGATGAAAATAGAGTTCTCTGTGCAGAAATGCTGTTGTCAAAATTTTTTGTGGGGAAGAAAAGTACAACAGCGAAAGAGGCGATGCTTTATGTGAAGGGGATGATGCAGGGAGAAGGTGTTAGAAAAAGTGAGATAAGAGAGGCAAGAAAACGCCTCAGCATAGGAACTGAAAAAGTAACCGAAGGATACGTATGGTCTTGGGAGAATCCTATTGACCCGGAAATTATGTGGAAAATAAAAAGCGAGGAATTTATGACATGAAAGAAAGAGAAGTAGAAAAAATGCTGGTGGACGGAATCCGAAAACTGGGCGGCAGAGCGTTCAAGTGGGTAAGCCCCGGTAATGACGGTGTGCCGGATCGGATTGTAGTTCTTCCCGGGTTGCCTGCAATTTTTGTAGAGCTGAAAACAATAACAGGGAGACTGACGTCCCTACAAAGGGTGCAGCTGAAAAGATTAAAAGACTTAGGTCAGACAGTGATGGTACTTTACGGGGAAAAAGAAGTGACAGAATTTTTGAAGGAATGTGAGGAGGTGATGCTACATGATGTTCAAACCGCACGGTTATCAGCAATACTGCATAAACAAAATCATTGAGATTAAAAAAATCGGGCTTTTTTTGGACATGGGTTAATGGTTTGGGAAAGACAGTCACGACCCTGACTGCGATCCGTGAATTGAAGTATAACCGGTTCCAAGTGAAAAAGGTGCTGGTGATCGCACCGAAAAAAGTAGCGGAGGGTACATGGACGAAAGAGAAAGATAAATGGGATCACACAAAGATCTTGAGGGTTTCCCCGGTTTTGGGAAGCCAGACAAAACGAATCCGGGCATTAAACACGCCGGCAGATATTTATATTATCAACCGGGAGAATGTATGCTGGCTGGTGGATTACTACCGGAACAGCTGGCCGTTTGATATGGTGGTCATCGATGAGTCCAGCAGCTTTAAGAGTCACAAGGCGAAGAGGTTCAAATCCCTGGCAAGTGTTGGGACGCATATCGACAGGATTGTGGAGCTTACAGGTACACCTTCCCCAAATGGACTTGAGGACTTATGGGCACAGGTATTCCTTCTGGATGGAGGCGAACGTCTGGGACGGAGATACACACAGTTCCGGGAACGGTATTTTGATCCCGGGGACAGGGACAGGGGCAGGGGTGTGATATATAACTACAAGGCAAAGCCGGGAACGGAAGAAAGCATCTTGCAAAAAATTTCGGATATCTGCATCTCCATGAAAGCGGAGGATTACTTACAGCTTCCGGAAGTCACTTATCACGAAATCCCGGTAATGCTGGATGATAAATCAAGAAAAGCCTATGCCGACTTGGAACGGAAGATGGTACTGGAGCTTCCGGAAGATGAGGAGGAGATTAGCGTGACTAGTGCAGCGGCGTTAAGCAATAAGCTGCTACAACTTGGAAACGGGGCGATTTATGACGAAGATCGGAATATCCACGAGGTGCATAACTGCAAGATCGAGGCATTTATGGAGTTGATTGAATCCCTGCAAGGAAAGCCGGCACTGGTGTTTTACAATTTCCAGCATGACCGGATCCGGCTGTTGGAGGCGCTCAAGAAAACAAAGTTGCGTGTCCGGGAGTTGAAAAACACACGGGATGAGGATAATTGGAATGCCGGACAGATCGACATCCTTCTGACCCATCCGGCAAGCAGCGCTTACGGACTGAACCTGCAGCAAGGTGGAAATCATGTCATTTGGTTCGGATTGACATGGAATTATGAGCTGTACACTCAAGCAAACAAGAGATTGCACCGACAGGGGCAGACAGAACGAGTGATCATCCACCACCTTGTGTGTGCGGATACCCGGGATGAGGATGTGATGAAGGCGTTGGAAAAGAAAGATGATGTGCAGGCATGGGTGATGCAGAGCTTAAAGGCAAGGATCAAAGCAATTAGGGAGAAGCAGGTATGACGAATGCACAGAAAAAAAAGAGGATTGAAAGCCACTGGGATCATCCGGTGATCTGTCCGGGATGTGGAAAAGAAATCAAACCGGATGATGATATGGGGAATGTGGAATATGTGAGGACAAAGAGAAAAACAGATATTTTCTTTCATACAGAGTGTATGGAGAAAGTATGGAAATAGAAGACATATGAGGTGAATCGATGAAAGATGAAATAAAAAGCATAGTAACAATCATTGAAGAAGTTTGTGAGGACATTTGCAAAAACTACTGTGAGTACAGAAATACGATAGACGACTAAGAAAACCTAACAAAACCTAACATGTGTTGCGTAATGCGAGTGGTAACGCTGTACACTAAGAAATGCTAAGATTTTACGCGGGACGGGTGTTATGGCGTTACTAAAAAAGAGGTTGCCTTGAATGTGGTATGTGATGTATAATAGATATATCAATACTGAAGTACTGCACCGGAAACATCTTCTCGTCGGTGTAAGCCTAAAGGGCGTGGGAATGACTTATAGACAGAAATGTCTAAGAGTTGTTTTCTGCGTCCTTTTTTTTCGGTATTGTTTAACCATTCCATTTTACTACAGAAAACTACAGACTTGGGACGTGCGGCACACGATAAAATGTGAATTCGTCGGGAGACGTAAAAACGAAAGGAGTAATACCTTATGAGTGATGATATTATCGGTCAGGGCGCGAATAGCGTAGACGGTGCGGGAGCTGCCAGCACAGGAGAACAGGCAGGATCTCGGGAAGATCAGGAAAAGAAGTACACGGACGCCGATGTTGATCGGATCGTAGCGAAGAAGATCGCCGCCGAGAGAAGCAAAGCAGCAAAACAGCAGAATGAAGAACTTGAGCAAAGAGAAAGGAACGTAGCGCGGCGAGAGTTGAGCTTAAAGGCAAGCGAAAGACTTTCAGAAAGTGGTTTTCCTAAAGAGTTATCAGAATTGATGAATTTTAGCAACGAAGAAGCGTTCGAGGAAAGTTACGAGAAAGTCACGAAAGTATTCCGAGATACGTCAAAGCCGATATTATCCGGCAGAAATCCGGCAAACCCGGACGTCGATTCTTTTGGTTTTGATCCAGTGAGAGAGGCGTTCAAGCCGCCAATACGTTAAAAGGTGTATAAATGGCGATTAATTTGACAGAAAAATTTACAGAGCATGTGGATGAAATGTTCACAACAGAGAGCAAAAAGGCACTTGTTACAAACCGAGACTATAACTGGACGGGAGCGCATACAATCAAAGTTCATAAGGTGAATACAGTAGGTATGAACGATTATGACCGTTTAGGAACGGGTGAGAACTCGTCAAGATATGGGGCGCTGGGATCAGTGGAGAACACACTGGAAGAGTTTACATTAAGGAAAGATCGATCTTTCACATTCGCTATTGACAAACTGGACAAAGACGAAACGGGCGGCGTGCTTTCAGGAGCTTCAGCGTTGGCCAGACAACAGCGTGAAATCATCATCCCCGAAGTTGACGCGTATACCTATGACGTTATGTGTACCGGAGCTGGTACAAAAGTAACAGATGTTACGTTGAGCAATGAGAATATCTATGATGAGATCATAAAGGGAACGGAAGCTTTGGATGATGCAGAAGTGCCCGATGTTGGGCGAGTGCTTACAGTCACGCCGGGAGTATACCGCATGATGAAGAAGTGCCCGGATATTGCACTTGACTGTGACATCAGCGCGGAGCAGAAATTGAGCGGAGTTATTGCCTTGCTTGACGGTATGGAAGTGGTAAAAATCCCAAAAAACCGAATGCCAGAAAATTTCGGTTTTATGATCGCCCATCCAGTTGCAACTGTAGCGCCAACGAAGCTTGAGGAATACAAAGTCCATCAAGATCCGCCGGGAATCAGCGGCGAATTGATTGAGGGGCGTATCGTATATGATGCGTTTGTCTTGGATAACAAGAAAAAGGCGATCTACTACATGGAGAATAAAGCTTCATAGTTTTTTCTTCTCAAAAAATAAAAAGGCACTCCGGGCGCACAATGCGTTCGGGGTGTTTTTTGGTAAAGGCGGTGTGGACATGGAAGAGAACAGCAAAACAAACGAAACGCTTGTGAACCTGATTCGATCGGGCACGGATCGGGCGGAAAATCTTCTGCAGCTTTGGAAACAGAACAAAGCTTTTATAGCAACACTTGCCCGGAAATATTCCGGCGGGGCAGAGATGGAGGACTTGGAGCAAGAGGGATTTATAGGCCTGTGTGAAGCGATTCCACACTATGACGAGGGGCGCGGGATGTCATTTATTGGTTATGCAGCGTTTTACATACAGAAGCGTTTGCGGGTATGTGTGGAGAATAACCGCCCGGTGAAGTTGTCACGATCGGCAGCAGATGAAGCGCTACAATACAAGAAACTTGTCCGAGAATACACGACGTATTACGGCTGTCTCCCTTCTGATCGCGAGCTGTGCGCGTTTTTACATGTTGATCAAGATAAACTAGCCTTGATAAAAAAAGCAACGGAAACGGGGCATATCAGAAGCTTGAGCGAGGAGCTGCCGGGGATGGATGGAGATATCTGTCTAGGTGATACCATTGCAGCAGACGAGGACTTAGAGCGGGATGCGATCCGGCGTATAGATCACGAGTGTATGAAGCGTGAACTGTGGCTTGCCGTGGATCAGCTCCCGGATAGGTTACCTGCTGCCATTCGTTTAAGATATGAGAGCGGGTTGACTTATAAGGAAATGGGGGAACGCTTGGGCGTCGATATGAATCAGGCGCGGAGTTTGGAGCAAAAAGCTTTTAAGAAGTTGCGCATACCGTCCAGAGCGAAGAGATTTAGAACGTATCACGAGGAATACCTGAGCGCGTCACAGATTCATCATGTAGGTGTACGGCGGTTCAATGAGACATGGACGAGTGAAGTTGAAAGAGATGCTATTAGATGGACGGAAAAAGAAAGGGGGTGTTAAAATGAATAGAGGAAGGAAAGACGGCAATGAGATGAAGAATCATGAAGGGTATTACGATCCGACAGCGGGAAAGGCGATCAGGCGGGCGGCTCGTCATAAAAGAAGAAAAGGCATAAAATTGAGCCGGTTGACCTATCAGCTCCGGGAAGTTCAGGGCTTTCCGGTGATACTGAAATGATACTTAAAATGTGTACATAGCGCAGAAATGTGATATATTATGCAAATTTTTAAGTGTAAACACAGCGAAAAGCCGGACATATAATAGATAAAAACAGATGTACTAACTCCTGTCATCCGCACTGCAAAAGCCTGGTTTTACTGGGCTTTTTTGGAGGAGATGGCTGCACCCCATCTGCTCCGGGCAAGATAAATAATCTAGTTACAAAGAGTAGTCGTTATCTTTACCAGAGACAGGGCGGCTACTTTTTATTTTTCATATTAAGGATGGAGACAATCAAGCCATAAATTACCGTTAAAGAGTGTATCTTGCAATCATATCAACCGTTAACGATAGAGGAAGGCGGTTTTGGAGGCACTTGGAGTTGAGTGTACTCTGGAGTCGGCTTTAAATATGGCGATGATTAAGGAGGGACTTGCTCAGAAGACTGCATTTGAGGAAGCTTATTACGGACTGAATGGTACGGTGTTTGTCGATATAGAAAATGCTAACATTAGAACGGCATTTCATAAAGAACAGATTGATGAATATGTGAAAAAAATGAGGGAGGTGTTAAAGAATCATGAAAAAGGTTGATTGTCCATTGATGGACGAATGTGTTGATGATGCAATATGCTTCGATATCCACATGGTTGTTGAAGGGTGTGCACCTAAATTCACAGCGCCGAAAAAAGCAGTTCAGACACCGGATTTTAGGAAAATATGTATGAATTGTCCGAATCACAGAGACGATTAAAAGCCACAGGTCGAAAAGGTCTGTGGTATTTTTATACCCATTTTTAAGAAAGGAGGGGAAAGTGTATGAAGATACCTGAAAAAATAAAAGTACTTTATAAGGAGTATATCGTGGAAGAAACCGCAAACCTACACGATGAAGCCGGAGATCTGTACGGACAGATTCAATTTATAGCATTGGGCTGA